TTCCTTCGTATTTAACAATGACGTTATCTACACGTCCTGAGTTAAGGACTTGACCACTACCCCAGTTTGCAGAGATGTAGGGAACGGTGGTTGTTGAGAGCGGTGTTGTTGTGCTTGTAGGTAACGGGGTGTTAGTGCTTCCACTGTATGCGTATGTTGTCACCTTGACACCATTAGTTGTGGTTGTAACTACTGAAGCATTTGCAGCAGATTTTGCATCTGTGGCTGCTGCGGAGTTTGTAGCCACGACGGTAGTCTGAGTATCAACGGCAGTTTGCGCAGTTGTTTGTATTGAAGTGTCAGTAGCAAGAGTTGCTGTAGCAGTATTCACTACAGTTTGCTGGGTAGCCACTGTTGCGGTAGAGGTTTCTACTACTGAAGTCTGTGTAGCAACCGCTGTGGTAGAAGAATCTACGGTTGCTTGAGCAACTACTGTATTGGCTGTTTCTGTAGTTAAAATAGATTGAGTAGTAGTGACTGTAGCAGTTGCGCTCTCCACAGTTGCCTGAGCAACAGGGACTAGANACGCAGCGGTTGAGGCGGTATCAAGAGCAGTTGCGGCTGTAGTAATAGCCGTCGTAGCAGTTTGAATAGCCGTTGTTGCAGCAGCCACTGCTGTTTGCGCTACGGGAAGTGCGGCAACTTTGCTTTGTACATCAGGGATTGTTTGCAGGGTTGCCGTAGAATTAGTAACAGCAGTCTGTACCGTGGCTGTTGCCGTGTCAATCTTAGAGGAGACATCCGTTAATGAAGAAGATAACGAGTCTGATGTTGGTGTTGGCGATACTTGTGATTGCGTCGTTTGGTCTGTTAAAGGCGTTGTTGAATTAGAATCATCGGCAACGGCATGAGACATGCCTAAAGAGAAGCAAAATAATGCTGCTCCTGTGCCTAGCGTTGCTTGTGTTACCCTTTTATGTGCGTCGTATTGTGCTGCGAATGTACGCAGTGGTTTCAACTATTCCCCTCGGAATGTTAATGGCCTCAGTAAATTATAGCGGGTTCTCGTTCTTCTTCACGATAAAGTTATTTTCACCAGAGTTAACAGACTCACCTTCAACTCCTCGTCCAGGAGATGACCAATTAAATATTGAGGGATTTGCTACCGATTTAACTGTTGGAGCAACATACTGAAATACTGACTTTATATTTTTACGATTGTTGACAGCAAGAAGTCTGCGATTGAGTTGTTTACTCATGCAGGAGAACCACCTGCAGCACCTGCAGCACTTGCTGCTGTACCACCTTCACCCATGCCGTTAGCAGTTCCAAGACCCATAGAATCTTCATGTGCTTCTTGTGTAGGGGTCTCACTTGCTTCATTGGATGTAGACGTAACTAAATTACCCGCAGACATTGCACTCGTCATCAATGGGTACATGGTGTATGCATTACCAATACCTGCGTATGCTCCTTGAAGACCTTGACGCATAGCGCGATGGCGTTGCATGGCTTCGATGTCGTGCGCTTTTTGAAACTGCTTGCGACTAAGATTGCTCATTTAAGTTTCCTTGATTGTAGTTGCCGTATTCTCCAGCAGGACTTCCGTACATCCCATTGCTGGCGTGCTGGAATTGTGCAGCAGAAAGGTTACTGTTTTCCATAATTGAAAACCCCTTCTGGATCAAAGACTGTAAGAGATTGCAGGACTAGTGGTGCTCCAATCTCGCGTGCGTGATGGCCACAAAAGAGTAATTCTCCTGATGTAAGTTTTGCTCTGACTTTTGCTTGGGCTCCGCACTTATCGCACCTATCGAGCGCGTTAAATTCGACATTAGCCTCAAGGGTAGTTGTCATGGCTTTAGTTTGCCCTCTTTTTTCTCTGGTGTATGGGCATAATACGGTTATAGACAAATATGACAAACTCTTTGTGTGTCAATTGTGTGGCACTGTATTTGTAGTGCCATCATTGGCCCGAAGTTGTGAGGAAAAACATATGGAGGATAAGTAATGGCGGTATACGAGTATTCATGCATGGAGTGCGATCTTACGCAAGAAAAAGAGCGCAGTATCCACGATCCAGAACCAGAGTATTTCTGTGGATCATGTGGCTACGCTCTTGTAAGAGTGTTCTCTCCATTTGGACTTTCTTTTAAAGGTGGAGGGTTTTACTCCACCGAAAGCCGTAACGTTTAGTTGTAATCAGGTGCGATGACTGGTGGGACTGGTACAGCAGGTGCAACTTGTGGTGCCGAAGTTTTGCCCTGTGATGAGATGACGATATCTTGACCTGATTGATTGGCTTCAACTTGTAAGTCTGCTGCAGTCTTAGAGTTAACGTCAACTGCGGCAAATGCAGAGTTAATTTCATCTAAGGTAAGTTTACCGTCGTTCATAAAACCACGAGCAAGTTTTTCAACTACTGCTGCTACGGCTGTTAAACCTGCAACTGTTACTGCTTTAAGTACTGAGATTCCTGCAATAGATCCAGCACCAATAACGCCAAGACCACTAGCAGCAAATACTGCAACAATCCTTAATAAAATATTTCCTGTTAGTTTCATCTCAATCCTTACACTAGAGCCCCCTCTAGTTTACTTTCTTAGCGTCTATGCCTTCCTTACGATACATTTTAACATTCTTCTTCTTATCGTCGTAGGCCTTCTTGACATCAAAATGAGGCAATACCTGCTCCTGAAGAATGTTCTTCTTGACTTTTTTATCTTTGTCGTCATTGTCGATAGGGCGCATGTATAACTGGTCATAGGGAACCCCATGTTTGTGGAGCCAGTTTTTGGTATCAGAACGATAATGGGCTGACCTAGCGGTCAGAACAATGACATCTCTTCCCTGTTGCTTTGCCTTTTTAGCAAGGGCAACCATGTGAGGATAAGCATCGGCATGACCAGCAGCCTGACGAAATTCATCGCTATTGATCTTATGAAGTGCTTCATAGTCTCTGATATCCGCCAAAGTTCCATCTAGGTCAAAGATGACAGCCTTCTTACTGCGCTTATTCTTGCCAATCTCAAAGGAGTCGTTTTTATTCATTGGACTATTATCAATCAGCCTGAATGCCGATACTCTCTAAGTACTTGTCTTTCTCTGAAAGAAGGAAAACCTTTATCTGTTCTTGGCGTTCTGAAATCTGTTCTTCTGTCTTTGTAACCATCTCTGCTTCTAATTCTTCCTTGTGTTCGTTAAACTGCTCTACGGCGTAGTCCAGTACTGATTGAAATCCTGCTGCTTGAATCTGGGCCGCATTCCAGCGATCTTCAGCCTCTTTGTTTTTCTTTTCGATAAGAAAATCTAGTTGAAGAGCCTGACGCTCTTCGATTTTGTTTTGTCGACTTGATTTGTATAAAACTTCTTCGTTCACTTAAATTGCTCCATAGTCGTTAGTGGTCCTGACGAATATACGCTAAAGCGTATTGCTGCTTCAACTGCTTCTTCAGGATTGGCTCCTGCAAATAGCGCTCCAAGCGCGTAGGACGCCCCAGAACCCACAGCGTACCATCCATCTCCTGTGCGACAAACTGAGAGATCATCTGCTACATCAAAGAGTTCGCCACCTACAGCAATGATAAAGTGGAATCGTTGTTCACCATTATCTTTACCATCTCCCTTGCCCTCATTGAAGTCGTAACCATTATCGGTTAAACATTTCCTCATAGATGGCATGGCTTTGGTAATAACAAAGTGATAGATATCTTTTTTATCGTTAGCGGTAAGTTTTGGAGGAACCCAAAAATGCTGAACGATGTCGCATGGGCTAACCTCACCGCTACCTGCAATTAAGAAGGCTCCTCTTTCAGCGATCTTCTTCATATCAGGATGGTTAAAACGGCGACCTTGATCATCAGTTACTTGGTTATCAGCAACAATGACTGCTCGATCTTTGTATTGGACTCCCACGATGGTTGTCATCTTTACCCCCTAATAAGGAACCCCCCCAGAATACCAGTTCTGGAGGGGCTCCGAAAGGATGTCGGATATGTCCGATTAGTCCAAGTGTTTCATGATCTCTGCCCAAGTGGCAGGTCCTACGATGCCGTTAGAGTCTAATTTGTCATGGCTGTCTTGGATAGCGATGATTGCCTTCTTGGTAGCAGGGCCGTAATCGCCATCTGCGTCCAAATCTAGAGCCTGTTGGATCAACTTAACCCCATCGCTCTTGTCTCCTGGCTGAATGGTCCCTGGGAAGGCTGGAAGGGCCTTAGGAGCCGCTGGAGTGGCTGGGTGGTCTGACGTTGCCCCAACATAGTCTGGACGGCCAAAACCGACCACTGAGCACCATAGATGGCGCTTGTTGTCGACTTTCCATCCGCGGACGTTCATGGCGCACTCTCCACCGTTATTAGGGGAACCCTTTGGCTTTGAGTCTGGGGTTGTATTTCCCTCCACAGTAGTAATGGTGCCATCTCCATTGTCTTTGACGACAACGCCCACATGTTGAATAGGGCTATTTGGAAGTGCATGTGGAACAAATGAGAAGTAAACAAGATCACCTGGCTGTGGGTGAGCATTTGCCGCATCTGCCCACTTGCCTGCCTTCTTGAAAGCCGCAACACCGTTAGGGGTGTAGACGGTATTAGGAATTGTGCAGCCACTCTGTTTTGCTGTCCACATCATGAGAGATCCGCACCATGCTTGAAAATTGGCACCAGTAAATGCGCCATAAATAGTCTCGTTATCTTTAGGTCCTTCAATAACGCCAACCTGTGACATCGCAACCTCTAGAAAACGTGCTGCTGTACCTGGCTTGTTATCTTTTACTTTAGGGACTGGATTACCTACATTGCCTAGCGCCATGAAATCTCCTTATAGTGTTGAGGGTTAATTGTCTCAGTGTGATAGGTTTGCCACATGTCAAAAATAGTGAAATTAAGCAAAGAAGAGGTAAGAGCCTGCGCTGATGTGGCTTTAAACCGCTGGATGATGAAGTGGGGCTCTGTAGACCGCCCCAACTACGCGGGTGATAACAAAGCAAAACTAGAGCCAGAGATTGCCGCCAACGTCAGAAGTATTGTTGCGGAGTATGCCGTTGCCAAACTCTACAAACAATCATTTACATTTCCCTTTTACCCAAACGAAGAGCATCCATTTAGACAGAACATTGCCGATGTTGGAACAAACATTGAGGTCAAATCCATCCGCACTCGTGATGAGATTCCAGTCTTTCCTAAAGATATACGACCAGGATGGTTACTTGTGGGCGCTCGCGTACAAGACCGCGACTACTACTCAGAGGTAGAGGTGTTTGGTTGGATCAAGATGGAGGATGTGCAACGTGATGAGTGGCTCTATGCGCCAGAGGGATCGTGGAGAATTCCACTAGATCAATTTAGTGACGAGCCTATTGCTTAGGTTCCCAGTGCTTATGCTCTTGGCCTTCTTGGAAATCGCCATCAGCGTGCATCTGATCATGCATCTGTTCAATCGCTGCAGAACCAACGCCGCCCCAACCTTGCGCTGGTGCGCCCTTGTGGTAACTATGGATATGCCACTTCGTTAAATGCCTGCTGTTAGGCTTTGGAACCCATTTAGTCTTCTTTGGTTCTTCGTTCACTTTGCTACCTCACAGATACACTTGCAGGAATCAACGACACAGACGCCGCTCTCCATCTCATGAAAACACTTTGCACATTTAAAGTTAATAGTCACTGGTAACCCCGTTCACTTCGCGCCTGCTCAAGTGAGTCATGGTGCTTAACAGGGAATAAGTGATTCTTGAATTGTTCTGCAGCAAGAGCGATGCGGTGATGACCACCAAAGATTTGTGGTTTGCTGTCTGTTCCCATTGTTTTGGTTTCAACTGATACCGCGCCTTGTGGTGCGCCCTTGGCCTTAGAGACAGACTCGATAGATGACTCGGCGCGAATACCTTGACGAGCAAGTTGTGGACCAGAGAGTGAACGCCAGGTTCCACCACGATCGCGTTCAAATGCGTCTTTTCCGTAACGTTCAATGCCAGTCATTTTAGATTCTTTTAATTTACGAGACCAAAGATCGTGATCATCTTCACTCTCGAACACATTGCTAGGTTTAGAGTTTCGATCACCCTCATTAGGAGCGTAATGCTCTTTGATCTCTGGACCAGTCATGAACATAGGCATATGACCTTTAGCCAAATCATGACCTAGATTAAATGTGTTCTGACGCTTCTCTTGTCTCTCACGGTTATAACGCTGAAGATCGGACTCTGGAGCAGGCTTTTGCATCGGTTCATCAGAACCACCGATCGTCATCTGACTCCATGCCATGGCATAAGTATGAAACACGGCGGCGCATTTTTATTGCCAAAGGCCTCGCGCCCGTGGGTTATTTCTTCTTAGAGTTCAGTACGACCATAATCATCATCCAACCTGGGCGATTCTCTTTCATCGTTACTCCTTAGTTAGATTTGCACGATAGGCAGTAGTAGGGGGTGCGCATCTCTGATTTATGTATCACAGTACTTTGGGCGCATTTTACGCAGGTGGCGATCTTCTCGTTAGGACGTGCATAGAGAGGCAGATCATTTGTGGTGGAGATGGCCTTCTTTAATCTATCAAAGATACTCATTATCGGTTCACCATGTACACAGCAAGAACGCTGAGGGCGATCGCTCCCACGAGCATGTACGGCAGATACTTCTCTACGTTCATCCCAACTCCTTCAACTCTTTCAAAGTAACTACATCCATTATTAGCCACGCATCTAGCATTTTATTAGGGCACAACTTTAGGTCTATTGAATAGATGTTATTGCAATCGTCACAACGCCAGAACACATCGTTAAAGATGAACTTTACTTTATCCTCTGGCCTCATCCCAACTCCTTCTCAATAGCCTGAATAGTTCCACAAGGATATTGCCACCCATCGCAAATAATGCAATTAGTTCCCCACTCACCGTTAGGCAAAGTTATATCTTGTGGCTTATGCAATTCCACTACTGCATCTAATGCTTGAATTAAATCATTTGCTTCAACCCAGTTGTAGTGTTGAATTTTTGCTCGTAATTCATCATGAGTCACTCGCAGTTCTCCTTCATCCATTGGGCGAAGTACTCTGCGGCCTCCACCTCATCGATCGCTTCATCGTGGCCCTCTTCGGCCAGATACTCAATGAAGTCCTTATCAGCCACCATCACAGGTAGTTCTAGACCTACATCAAAGAGTTCAATCATGGCTTCATCACATTCTCTAGGTACTGCACCGCTTCACACTCGTGGTCACAGAGGTCATCTGTGATGATGTCTGCGACTACTGCGGAGATGGAGGAGCGCAATATGGCGCCCATGAGTTCATCTTCTATATCTAGTGCGAAGGTCTCATATCTGACCCACGGCTTTCGTAGTGTGTATCCGAGTAGTTTCATTCTTCTCCCTTTACCTCAAGGCGAAATATCCGCCTCTTGTGTGTTCTGATTCTGTGATGATTAGCGCAGACTATATCGCATTTGGCCAACTCTTCAATAATCTCTTCCTTTGAACACTCTCGTGCCATCTTAGAGATCTCAGTCTTTTTTTCACCGCGCACATGATCTGCATCCAATACATAGTAGGGATGCATTCCTGGATAGCCNTCATTGCGGCAATCTTGACATCCGCGCTCTTCTTTATAGGTATTGATAAACTTTGACATTCTGCTGCGGTACTCGCGGGTGCGGATGACGATCTTATCTTTTTGGCCATGAGAGAACCAGTAAGCCATAGAGCCTTTAGATATACCTGTCTCTCTCTCTATCTGACGAAAAGAGGCTCCATCTTGGCGCATTTTAAACATGATGGCTTTTTTCTCTGGATCCATGTATTTAGGCATAGATTCACCCTACACCATCGCTGGCTCCCTGGCCTGGATTCGAACCAAGATACTCGCCTCCAAAGGGCGATGTCCTACCATTAGACGACCTGGGATTGGAGCGGATGACGAGGCTCGAACTCGCGACCTAGACCTTGGCAAGGTCTCGCGCTACCAACTGCGCTACATCCGCACAGTGGGGAGCCTATTGGCTATTAGCCGCCGTTGCAGTATTAAGTGGGGCTATACCAGTAGCATCTGACTCAGTCCGCAGATGGTTTTGAAATTGTTCTCTAGAGAGGGCGCTCATTTAAAGGAGTCCTTGTGAACAAGCCATTCGTTCTCCTCAGGATACTGCTTGAAGTCGTGTTCCTCCGCTTGATCAGGTAATGGGAATTGTCTTTCGTTTAATGGCAATCCTCGTACTGTTCCTGGAGCAGCAACATGGAGTTTTCCTCCACTAGTGACTTTAGCAAAGTGTTCTGCTACTTTTCGATCTGGGGTAAAAGATAAGAACCCAGGACGCTCTGGATCTGCTGCATCCTCTGCTGGAGTGCGTGATGCTCCTCTATACAAAGGGACATCATTAGAGACGCCTCTTGTTGTGAGTTCATGTAGCAATGCTTGATGTTGCTCATAACCTTGCGTTCCTGGAACGTTGTGGTCAGGAATTTCTCCAAGAGAGACGTAGTTGCTTAACGCACCGTTGACGAAATGGCTATGACGAGTATCTTGGGCGCTCATACGATGCCTGTTTCGTCTTTAGGTGGAAGTTCTCCAACTTTTTGTCCTTTATGGAAATGATGTAATTTAGTGAGTTGAACTTTAGAGCCAAATCTAAGTGTTTGTTCTTTTTCGTTACTGTCGGGGCCAAAGATGCCTACCCCGCTATCTAGGTCTCCTCCACCACGTTCCTCCCACTCTTTAGTGTAAGGTTTAATAACATCGCTCTTATCTACCTTGGCTTCAATTACGGTTCCATGACCTTCGCTTGGGTCGTATTCACCCTTGATGGTTCCCACAGTTGCAAAGTTTTTTGCTACCTCTGGGTCATGTGTCCAATGCTCACCTAAACTGTAATGACCTACATTATTGGGGTGCCTTTTCACACCTCTGAATAAAATAACTGAAAGATTATCTTGGGCGCTCATTACGATCTCCAACTATGAATGCCAGTAACACGAAAGCCTTTTTGAGATACACGAACATCACTAGGAACATTACGCTCTTTTGAATGCGCTTCTGTCTCTGCTTTATCGACGGGCTCTACTGTGTAGACAGGATTAAATAAGGCAGGTTGTGGATTTGGATCACTTCTGAAATCTGAACTAGCGTACTTGGATGCTTCTCCCCAACTAGTCGATGCCCATGCTCCGTTGCCTTTATCTTCAACAACTCCACCTATAGGAATACTTGCCATACTTCCATGGAAGAGTTGCTTACCTAGGTTATCTTGGGCGCTCATTCGTCATCCTTACAGGCCTTGCAGCCACATTGCAGGCTGACACATGGGCATTCCTCATCAGATTGGAGCAATCCGCTGCCTTTGCACCAGTAGCAGAGGTTCACTGGAACTGTCCAGGGTTAAGATTAGG